GGGGTCAAAGAGCCGTGGTGCGTGACCGTCCACGAGCAATCGCAGAAGGTTGTGAGGATCAAGGCCGGGTTCTACCCCGAGGATATCTGGATCAATCTGGACGAAATGAAACGGCTTGGCGACCTGGAAGCATCAACGCCGCAAGAAGCTGTCTTCGGGGCGAAGGTCATCAAGATAGACCGGATTCAGTACTTCACCAAGTATTCCTTTATTCCCTCGCCGGACGGCGGATTTTATGATGTTGGCTTCGGCCAGCTTATCGGGCCGCTGTCAGATACCATTGACACCACGATAAACCAGATAATCGACGCAGGAACGCTTGCCAACACTCAGGGCGGTTTTGTCCGCGAAGGGGTGAGCGTTGGTGGTGGGCGCGGCTCGATTCGATTTGCCATGGGTGAGTTCAAGCAAATACGCATCCCCTCGGCCATGCCTATTAACCAGGCTTTGCAGCCAATGGTCTTTCCTGGACCGTCCTCAGTTCTGTTTCAGATGCTGCAAATGTTAATCCAGTCGGTGCGGGATATTACAGGAGTGCAAGACATTAACGTGGGGGCCACTCCACAGAACGAAACCGCCACCACCACCATGATTCGGGTGGAAGAGGGGGCAAAGGTTTTTACCGCCATTTACAAGCGCATCTGGCGGGCCATGAAGGAAGAGTTTGCGAAGCTGTACAGGCTCAACAGTATTTATTTGCAGCCGGAAACGTATTTTACGGTTCTTGATTCCAACGAACAAGGGGTTGTGTCTCTCCAAGACTTCAGGGGAGAATCTACCGACATACAGCCCGTTGCAGACCCGACCATCGCGACCACTCAACAGAGAATCGCAAAGGCCGAGTTGTTGATGGGGCAAATGGGTAACCCGCTCACCAACAAAGAGGAAATCACTCGCCGCTACTTGGAGGCCGCAGAGATTAGTGGCGTTGACAAGGTAATTATCCCGGAAGATCAGCGGCAAGTCCCGCCCGATCCAAAGATAGAGCTTGCCGCAATGAAGCAGCGCGACGAAGCGAGGGAGTCAGAAGCGCGGGTGCTAAACCTGTACGCCAAGACGCTTGAGGCGTTTGCAAATGCGGAATCAAAGGAAGTAGGGAGCCAGCTTGATCAGTACAGGCTGGAGCTTGAAGCATTAAGAACCCAGATAGAGGCAGGCGATGCTAACAAAGGAAGAGTTGCAGGAATGGAAGGCGCACCCGACGACCAAGGCGGTGTTCCACCGGCTGAAGATGTACCAGCAGGCATTGACGCAGGAATGCTTGGAGGCGGGGAACCTGGACAAGGACCAGGCATGGCGATTGGTGGTGGAGAACAAGGCGAAGTTTGACGTGATTGAGGATATTTTTAACACGGAGGCAGGCAATGAATAAAAGCGGCATCAAGCCCATGGAGTACAAAGTCCTCGTTGAGCCTGTTAAGGTTGAGGAGAAGACAGCGGGTGGGATTTATCTCCCAGATCAGGTGAAGGACAAGAACAAGTTTGCCAATGATGAGGGCACTATTATTGCGGTTGGCCCTATTGCATTCACCGACCCGCACTGGCTGGAATGCCCGAAGGTTGGCGACAAGGTAATGTTTGATCGGTACGCAGGCATTCTCGTTAAAGGAAAAGACGAGAATGAATACCGGATCATCAACGACAAGGAAATTTGTGCAATATTGGAGGAAGTATGAGCGAAGACATTGAAAAAAGGGCCAAAGAAATGGGCCATGTTTCAAAAGAAGAATGGAAAGGCGACCCTGATAAGTGGCGGCCAGCAGATGAGTTTGTAAAGCGTGGCGAAGAGATTGTGCCTATCCTCAAGGACCGGCTGGACAAGACGGAACGCGAATTAAAGGCCGCTCTTGCCATGAACAAGCAGGAGCTTGAAGAGGTCAAGAAGGTTGCCTACGAAACCGCCAAGAAAGACTACGACCGGGAGCGTAAGGAGCTTGAGAAAAAAGAGCTTGAGGCATTCCAGACCGGCGATGCCGACGCATACCACGCGGCGAAGAAAGAGGCGGCAGCACTAAAACCGCCCGATCAGCCCAAGGCTCCTGCGCTAAATCCTGTTTTTGAAGATTGGCAGGACAAAAACAAATGGTACAGCGATGAACCTGAGCTTGCGGAGTATGCCGATTTCCTGGGGGATAAACTTTTCAAGGAAAATCCCAAGCTATCCCTGTCTGACATTTATGACAAGGTTTCTGCCAAGGTAAAGAAGCAGTTCCCCGACAAGTTCACCAATCCTCGCCGGGAAGATGCCGGTTCGGTTGAGGGTGGAAGCCCCGCAGCAAATGGTGGGAAGGGCAATAAGTTTTCAGACCTCCCGGCAGCCGCGAAAGAGACATATGCCCGCCTTGCAGCAAAAGCAGAGAAGCAAGGCCGGAAATTCACCAAAGAACAGTACGCGCAAGCGTATTTTGAGTAAGGAGACAAGGAAGATGGCCAGAAAGGAAAGAACTACAAGGGTTGCATTCGGTGTTCCGCGTTTGAAAATGAACCTGGATGCGAAGACGGAAGCACGATTAAAAAAGGAAGGTGTTGTCCCTCGCTGGATCAACGACGAAGACCACGGCCAGCGATTGAAAAACGCAATTGACGGCGGCTATGAGTTCGTTAACGCGGACGGGACGGAAGAAGTGGGAACCACAAAGGAAGTTCAGGACAGGGACAGGCGCATCAGGAAGCTGGTGGGGGCCAACAAGGATGGCTCCGCGAAGTATGCTTATCTGATGGCAATTCCAAGGGAGTATTACGACGAAGACCAGGCGAAGAAAGAAGCGACAAATCGCATGGTTGACGATGCAATCCGTGGGGGAAGCCCCGGCGGACTTAAACCGCATGGGATCGCGCCTGATAAGGGCGGAACCTATGTCAAAACCGTTGATTACACGCCCTAGGGCGTAAGGAGTTCATATGCCAAATAGCGCAGCAGCCTTTGGGTTGCGACCCGTTAAAAACCGCGATGGAAGCGCATGGAATGGCGCAACCATCCCTATGTACGTAAGCGCGTCTTACGCAACCGCCATGTATATTGGCGAACCTGTTCTTCTTTCCCCGACCCTGGCGGAGAAGGACGCAACCGGCAAGAAATTGACCATTAACGCCTCTGCTGGCACCGATGCCACTATTATCTTTGGTGTTATCACCAGCTTTGAGCCGTTGGTCACCGACCTGACCAAGATTTACAACCCGGCCAGCACTGAGCGTATTGCGAATGTGTGTCTGGCCAAGGACGCCATTTTTGAGGTACGCGGCTCCGGTACTGCGCTGACCAGTGTATGCCCCGGCCAGAATGCCGTATTGACTGGCTCCGGTGGTTCTACTGTGACAGGCCTTTCTTCCAAGTACCTGGCGGAAAGTGGCACGGTCCCTGCAGCAGACCAGAGCTACCCTCTCTTTATCCTTGGTCTCAAGGATGTAGAGGACAACACCCTCGGCGCAAATGCTGTGTACGAGGTTCTTATCAACACCGCCGAGAACGCCACGGGTGCAATCCTGGGCGTGACCGCTTCTTAATAGAGGTGATATGATGGTTATGTCAACTGGTACCCACCCTTAAATCTTAGGGGCCTTGTGGGGTAATCCACAAGTAAACTGTGCGTGAATTGCTGGGATATCTCTATGAGACAATCAGCAGCCAAGCCAAAAAGAGAAAATAATCGCTGGTTGCAAATTATACACCAGAGGAAAGACAAAAGGATTTCTCTTGCTGGAAGGTCCAACGACTATCCCTTCGGGGAGTACGCTCAAGTGAGCGGAAGCGCGCACCTACCCACGCGGTAGAAGATATAGTCTGATCTCATGGGCGACTATGAGCTGCCGAAAGGCGGGCTAAGATTAACGATCTTAGCTGAACATAAATGAAAGATTTATGGCCTGGTGTTAAGGCCAACTTTGGCGACACCTACGACGAACATCCTGAGGAGTTTTCTCAGTACATGGATGTTCAGACCTCCGATAAGCTCTTTGAAGAGCGCATTCAGTACAAGGGCCTCGGTCTCGCTCCTGCCAAGGCGCAGGGGGCATCTATCTCTTTTGAGGACTCGCAGCAGGGCTACATTAGCCGGATTAACAATATCACCTATGCAATCGGTGGCATTGTGACCCGTGAGGCCGTGGAAGACGGGCAGTACGAAAGCATTGCAACCCGCCTTGCGCGGCACATCGCTTTCTCTATCCGGCAGACGGAAGAGAATGTTTGCGCCAACATCCTGAACCGGGCAACTACCTCCGGGTATAATGGCGGCGACGGCGTTGTTCTTGCCTCTGCCTCTCACCCAGAGGCAACCGGCAACCAAAGCAATGTTTTGGCTGTTGCGGCTGATCTTTCCGAGGCATCCCTTGAGGACATGTTGATTCTGATTATGAACATGACCGACTCCAAGGGGTTGAAAATCTCCCTGATTGGCAAAAAGCTGATCGTCCCGACCGCGTTGGCCTTTGAGGCGACCCGTATCGTTAAAAGCCAGCTCCAGAGCAACACGGCCAACAACGATATTAACGCCCTGAAAGCAATGGGCATGCTGCCTGATGGGATCCTCACTTGCCATTATCTGACCGACCCCGATGCTTGGGGCGTGAAGACCAACGCAATCGAGGGACTGATTAAGCAGGATCGTCGGTCTGTTGAGTTCGCCAAAGACAACGACTTCGACACCGAGAATGCCAAGATGAAAGGCTCTATCCGGTTCGGCGCCGGATGGGGCGATTGGCGCGGGTTGGCTTGGAGTCCGGGCGCATGATGAAAAAGAAAGGTAAGGGCGGCAAGGGCTGCTAACCTACAATCTGGGCGGGGTGGAATATCCCCGCCTGCTTCCACTCAGGAGGTGGATTAAATGGCATTAACTAATTTTCCCAACGGCATTTCTTCTTTCGGTGTTCCCTTGATGGGCGGCGGCGGTATCCCTGCTGTAGCTGGCAATGTGATTTTCGTTGATTATGGGGCAGGCGACGATGGGCGCAGCATCAAGAGCAATAGCGCCGCTCGTCCGTTCAAGACCATTGATAAGGCCTACAGCCTTGCTACCACAAACAAGGATGACTTGATTGTGTTGATGGGTAACAGCACTCACACGCTTACGGAAATGCTCGATATTTCCAAGAATCGTGTTCATTTCGTCGGCATGGATGGCTCGATGCGGATGTATGGCCAGAACGCCAAGGTTTCCCTTGGGGTGACCACGGCTGCAACCGACATTGCCACCATCCAGAATACCGGCGTTCGCAACTCGTTCAGTAATATAAAATTTCTGAACAGCAATACCGTTACCGAGGGCATCTATTGCGTAGCAGAGGGCGGAGAATACACCGTCTATGACCACTGCGAGATTTACAAGGATACCGACTTGGACGAGACTACAGCAGCTGAAATGCTGCACAACGGCGATTCGGTGCAGATGTTCAACTGTACCATCGGTAGCCTTGCAAACATCGTGGCGGACAACGTAATCCGCCCATGTGTGAAGGTAACGGCCACCCTGGACGGCAAGAAATTCCGGGACGGCTACTTTGAAAACTGCATGTTCTGGCGGAAGGCTGGCGGCACCGAAACCATGATGATTTATGGCGCAAACGCAACCGATGTAGAGCGGATGCTTTTGGCGAAGAATTGTACCTTTGTAAATAGCACCCTTGCTGCTGCTGACCCTGCTCATGCGGTAGGTTTTGCGGCGGCTCAGACTGAAGGTGTTGTCTTGCTCCAAGACTGTGCGTCTGTCAATTGCACCGTTATGGCAGAGGCGGCAGTCGGCATCTATGTCGCCGGTGCTGTCCCGACCTTCGCCACAACCGGAGTTGCTGTAGCTGCTTAATAACCCAGGGGGTGATTCGTCACCCCTTATTTTAAAGGTGCCATATGCCTCTGTACAAATGTGAAAAATGTTCCGCCACAGATGATGAGGCGGTGCCGTGTTTGACATGCGGGAGAATGCTCCTTCCTGTTCTCGAAGAAAGGCCAGAAAAAAGAGTTGTGCCGGCGAAAGGCAAGAAGGGGGCAAAAAATGCGGCCTAAACAATTCGATATTGATCCGGCAAACGTAAGCCTTACCGGATTTCGCAGCAACGCAACAGGGGTTGACTTTGCGCTGACCGCGACTGATTCCGGTGACGGGCTGGCGCATCGTGTGAGTGTGCGCAACGATTCCGCAACAGACCATAGTGCTAAAACCCTTATTCTTGTGGGCACTGACCCTGACGGAAAAGCACAGACGGAAACCATTGCGGCCCCCGACACATCGGCAACGGTTGAATCTTCTGGATATTACCTCACCCTTACCAGCGTAACTCCCTCCGCCACCATCGGAGCTGATACGTTCGATATTGGGTGGGTGGACGAGGTGGCAACTCAAACCATCCCCGTTGATGCGCGGTCTTCTGTCTCTGCCACGGTGGCGATAGACGTAACCGGGACAATCAACTACACGGTGCAAGAAACATTTTCTGATATTCAGGGTGGAGTTGCAGCGCATTGGTTGCCTATTTCCGCCCTGGCATCAAAAACCGCCGATCTGACCTCTAGCGCATCGCTTGGTTCTCGGGCTATCAGGCTTGTTGTTAATAGCTACACCGACACCGCTGAGATTCAGATGTTTGTTGCTCATCCGGTGGCAGGGTGAGGGAGACCTCTCCCAATAGCGGGGGCACTTATCGTCCTGGCGACAATAGGGCGGTTTGCGATGAATGCGGCCTTGTTTATTTACGCTCTGAAATGCTTATCCGGTGGGATAAGGCCCTTGTTTGCCGGAAAGATTGGGAGCCTCGCCACCCGCAAGATTTTGTGCGCAGTAAGGCTGACAAGATCGCGGTGAAGAACGCACGGCCTGATTATTTCGCAGCCACGCTATACGATGATGCGGAAGATTCTACAGGGTGGACGGTTGGGGCCGGATGGACACAGAATGTTGACAAGTTCGACCACGCCACCGGAGGCGCAGCCCTTGACCGGGCAATTACAGGGCTTTCTGTTGGAACACAGTACCTTGTCCAGGCTGATATTGTACGGGATGGCGGGACACTGGCCATTTCGCTTGTGACGGCAACAGGAGAATCAGGAGATATTTCAGTAACAGAGAGCAAAGAGGCGAGAGTCTTCTTTACCGCGACAGCCACAACTGACACCTTGAGGTTTACCCCGTCAAGTTTTACCGGGTCTGTTGGCGTTGTCTCAATCTGGGAATATCCAACCTCTATCACGCAGGCTAATTTATGACCAGCAGCGGCAGCTCGGACTTCACTACGACAGAATCAAGCATTATCCAAGACGCTTTTCTGTTGGCCAGCGTATACGACCCCGAAGAAACACTTCCGGCAGCTAATTACAACATTGCACGGCGTATGCTAAACATGATTTGCAAGACGCTGGCCGTTACCACCAACCTCTGGGTGACAAAAGATACGGCCCACACTTTGACCCCTGGGACGCAGAGCTACACGGTGGGGACGGGGTTGAATATCAGCATTGCGCGGCCCGGAAGATTGGAAGCGGCACGAAGAACGGCAAGTGGTGTAGATATTCCACTAGGAGTTGTTTCACGGCAAGAATACATGGATACCCCAAATAAGAGCCTACAAGCCCCCCCGCTGATCGCGTATTACGATCCACAGGTATCCAGCGGGGTATTGTATGTGTGGCCCACAGGAAGCACGGGGAATACCTCTGTTACCCTTACTTTCCAGCGGTACATTGAAGACTTCGACGTACAGGGAAACACCCCAGACTTACCCCCGGAATGGCACCTTGCGCTTGTTTATCAGCTTGCCCTGATGCTGGCTCAGTCTTACATGGGGAAAATCCCCCAAGAGTTGAAAACGCAAGCGGATATGATACTTGCCGCAGTTTCCCAAAATGACGAAGAAAATATGTCCATGAGGTTTTCGGTAAGATGAAAATACCCCTTTCCTTTGGAAATTACGCAGGCCGTAATTCCACCGATGCCCAAGAGCTTGTCAACATGATGGCAGAGCTTAACCAGCAGGGAGGGAAAGAGCAAGTTTATCTTGTCGGGACACCTGGGCTTAAAGAGTGGAAGATTGTCGAGTCAGGCAAAGAGACGCGGGGAGGGTATATCCTGGACACCGTTGTTCTTGCGGTTGTTGGCACCACCCTATACTCAATAAACAGATCGTCAAAGGTGCAGACAAACAAAGGCACAGTCGCTGGTTCCGGGCCTGTTCAGTTTACCGAAAATCCGACGCAAATAATGATTACCACCAGCGCGCTTGGGTATATTTACACTAAGACTTCCGGCGCGCTCACACAGATAACAGACACAGACTTTCCCGTTCCTAAGTCGGCCACATTCCAGGACGGATACGGGATAGTTGTGCAAACAGGGACAGGGAAATTCTATATCTCCGGGCTAAACAATTTTGCTACCTGGGATCCATTAGAGTTCACGACAGCGGAAGCCCTCCCAGATAACCTTGTTGCGGCCCTTTCAGACCACCAAGACATGATTGCCTTTGGTAGCGAGAGCATAGAGAACTACATCAACTCCGGGAACGTAGACTTCCCGTTTACCCGCAGAGCTGGCGCTATACTCGAAATAGGATGTGGCGCGCCTCTTTCCCCGGCCAAGGGAGAAAATGTGGTTTTTTGGGTTGATAACCACGGCCTAGTGCGGAAGATGGAAGGTTTCACGCCGGTTATTATCTCGACCCGACAGATAGAATACCAGATTTCACTACAGGATTATTCGCAGGCCGTGGGCAATTGCTACACGCAGGAAGGGCACACGTTTTACGTGCTTATGATGCCCACTCTTACCCTTGTTTATGATGTGGCTACGCAGCAATGGCACAAGAGGGCCAGCTACCCGGACAACGGGAAGTGGCGCGGCACCTGGATCGCGCAGCGTGATGATTTTGTCCTGGCTGGCGATTACGAGAATGGGACAATCTACGAGCTTGATCTTGGCACCTATACGGACAATTCGCAGCCTATCCACTGGGTTGTGACAACCCAAGAAATCCACCACGACCGAAAAAGAGTTGCCCACAGAGCATTAGAGCTTCACGTGGAATCAGGGGTTGGCCTTATATCCGGGCAGGGAGAAGACGCCCTGATGTGGATGAGCTATTCAAATGACCAGGGCCGCACATACGGGAACGAGCGGATTAGAAGCATGGGCAAAATTGGCGAATATATCAAGCGTGTAATATGGAGGATGCTAGGTATTCCCCGTAGCAGAATATACAAGTTTGAGGGAACTGACCCGGTAAAGCGCGTTTTAATCTCAGCGCATGTCGATGGTGAAGCCTTTGGCGTTTAAATCTCTACCGCCACCATTGCAGCAGTCATTCGTTGACGCACGGGGTAATGTTTCGCGGCCCTGGCTTGACTGGCTTTACAACGTCTATTTGGGGGGGGAGCAGCAGGAAATAACGGCTGTAGACGACCAAGCACAGGACAGTGGAGCATCCGCTGTTGGCTTTCTGGCTGATCTTATTTCGAGCATTCACTTTGATACGAGCCTTGCCAGGGAAGAGGCGGCCCAGGAATTACCGGGCGACTTTCTGCCCCCACTAGACGACAGGAGAGAAGAACAAACACAGGC